CTGATAGCAGAGCAAGAACACAATGAGATGTTAGAGGCTGAATTAAAGGCTATGAGGGAGCAATTAAATGCCAATCAAGTCTGATTTTTGGTACATCTTGCAACGCGAGATAGAGGCTAGAAAAAAATTACGCAAATCTATTGCATAATCGTTTTAATCGTAGTAATGTCTTACTAATTGTCCTAACTAGATGGAGGTAAAAATATGAAGTTTTGTAAAGATTGCAAGAGTTTTCTGCAATATAAAGACGGCTTAATGGGTCAACGCATAGAAGTCAAAATATGCACCAAGTTTCCCCCAGAGCATGACCTTGTAACCGGTGAACCCCTTTATCGGTTTGCCAATGTAGAGCGCGTCATCATCAACGAACCCGACCATTGCGGTAAAGAAGGCAAATGGTTTACCCCGATTGTCGAGGATGCCGACCTTGACGATTTATCCACAATCCCATTCGGCAAATAATGTCCTAACTAGGAGAAATATCATGGTAAGAACCGTAGGTAGTAAAAACAAAGTAAAACCCGCTTTTCCGTTAAAGGATAAAGAGGTCAAGGAAAGCTATACCAAGGCTGAAGTAGAGCGCTTGAAGGGTTTATTAGCTCGTCAGGATGCGGCTGTTGAGATGGCTAAAGACCAAGTAAGCGACTTGCTAGCAGATGTAGAGTTTTACCGTAAGCAAATCAATCACTTTTTAGCACTTGTAAACATCTTAGCTAAGGGGCAATAACATGGCTAATGACAGAGCAGATTTCGCGCCCGAGATACGCAACGGTGCATGGTGGTCTGGAGACTCTAGGAAGGCGGCTAATGGCAGAGGGAACGAGGCGGTCTTAGAGAAGCTAGGATTAAAAGAACGCCCTAACCTTGACGGGGTAGAGGCAGTCCGGATGGGTCATGTAATGGAACCCGTAATCGGAAGGCTAGCACAAGACAAACTCAAACTCGAACTCAAGGAAGCCCCTTATGCTCTTACGCACCCTAAAGAGACTTGGCTACGGTCTCACTTTGATTTTATTAGCGCCGATGGCAGAACTCTTGTGGAGGCTAAGAATTACAACGCAGCCGTCCGTAACAAGTTTGATGCGGAAGCTAACATTATTCCTCACGCGGATATGGCGCAAATTATCCACGAAGCAACCGTTCACCAAGTTGATAGAGTGGTACTTGCAGTCCTCTTTGGTGGACAAGAGTTTTGCACTTTTGACTTTACTATCACGCCGGAGCAAAAAGAAGCGCTGATAAAGGACATGGCTAGGTTTTGGGGAGCAGTAGAGACCAAGACCCCGCTAGACCCTGAGACAACAGAGCAGACCAAACTCATCTATTCCAAGGATAACGGCTCAACAGTCTATGCCAATGCACAAGTAGAGCGAGCAGTAAACCAGCTCAAGAATTGCAAGGCTCAGATTAAAGAACTGGAAGAGTCCGAAGAGCAGCTCTTGACGGCATTACAGGGCTTTATGAGAGAAGGCTCAGAGCTTTTAGGAGTGGATGGCAAGGTCTTGGCTACTTGGAAGGCTAGCAAGGCTTCTAAGCGCTTTCAGGCGGATTTATTTAGAGCTGCTATGCCTGACATATACGACCAATTTGTAATGGAAGTTGCCGGTTCTCGGAGGTTCTTAGTCAAATGAACAATATTGATATAGCAGTTTGGATTATGGCTGTTAGTTCAGTCATAGATACTATTTACACACTATCGGAGATGATTCATGTCTAATATCGTACCGTTTGGAGAGATGCAGGGCATGGCTGAGGCTATTGCTAAATCAGGGCTATTTGGCATGAAGGACACCAATAGCGTATTGGCTTTAATGGCTGTGGCTCAGGCAGAAGGATTACATCCTGCTACCGCAGCTAGGGATTACCATATCATCCAAGGGCGCCCCGCGCTCAAAGCTGATGCTATGCTAGCGAGGTTCCAAGCCGCCGGAGGGAAAGTCGATTGGAAGATTTATACCGACCAAAATGTAACCGGAATCTTCACGCACCCCAATGGCGGCTCCTTGGAACTATCTTGGACGCTTGAACAGGCTAACAAGATTGGACTTAATAAGCCCGGCTCAGGATGGGCTAAATACCCTAGAGCAATGTTACGCGCCCGAGTGGTCTCAGAAGGCATTAGAACGGTCTATCCGGGCTGTGTAATCGGTACCTATACACCTGAAGAAGTCGAAGACTTTGACACGCCAAAAACTGAAAAATTTATGGGGCGGGGAGAGATAAACATAACGCCTCCACCAGTCACCATAGAGAACCTGAGAGAAGACCCAGTAAGCATTACGGTTGATGTAGAGCCTAGCGCTCCTACTTATGCCCTCATGCTACCGGACGGCACCATCTATTCAAAGCATGAAGAGATTGAAGGATGGATTGCTGCTTACGCAGATTTATTTGTCCGTATCAGAGACTCAGCAAAAATCAAAGAGGATGAGAAGCACGCAAAGATTGACGCGCTCAAGAAGGCGAACTACATTGTCCTTGGTGTTATGAGCGCTGTGCAGAAGTCTCAAGTGTTAGCGGCTATTGCGCCTAAGGGAGTACAGGAAAGCCCAAAGGAACATGGCAGCCAATCAACTACGGAAGCGGAAGTTACGATGGAGTCCCCGCAGGGATGAACCAAAGGGATGCGGTGCTGCATTGGTTGAAGACTCGACCATTGACACCGCTAGAAGCCTTGGAACATATAGGAACGATGAGATTGGCTGCTCATATTGAGGTGCTAAGGAAGTCTGGACACAACATTAGAACTGAAGATGTTAAACAAAACGGAAAGAGTTTTGCCCGTTACCACTTAATACAAAGGAAATAGCATGGCGCATATACCAAGTGAAGGCAAAGGAATTTTGTCTCGTAATCAAAAGAAAGCAAGCGAGAAATCGCCGGATTGGAAAGGGCAGATAAGAGTTAATGGAGAAGATATTAAGCTGGCGGGATGGGTCAAGGATGTGGGTTACGGTCCATTCATTACATTGTCCGTTGATAATTGGAAGCCCGAAGGACAACAAAGCTACCCAAGAGATGTTACCCCTGATGCCGGAGATGTACCCTTTTAAGGAAAATGATTATGAAAAAATTGACTGCGATTGTATTGTTTGTTTTGTTGAGCGCAAATTGTTTTGCAGCCACCAAATGTGAGCCTGACGGACGCGGCGGTATGTGCTGTTGGGATACTAATACTGATGGTCCTTTTAAACCGATAAGCTGCTAATGTTTTTTTTGACACTTCCGCTCCCTCCTAGCGTTAATTCCTACCGGACTATTTTTAGAGGAAGGATGAATATTACAAAGGCGGGGCGGGAGTTCAAGGCGGCTGTTGCAGATTATGTTGTTGAGTACAAGGTTCCTAAACTTGGAGATAGTAAATTGAAAGTAACGATGGTGCTGTTTCCAAGAGACAAGCGCAAGATAGATATTGATAACCGTATCAAAGCAGTCTTAGATGCGCTTGAGGATGCTGGAGTATTCAACAATGATTTTCAGGTTGACCACTTAGAAATCATAAGGGGTGAGCCGGTCAAGAATGGTGGAATCAGAGTGATGATTGAGACCATTGATAAGACCTCCTCAAGCCTGAATGAGAGTCCCTCAGCGGACAGTTAGGACACTTACGGGGCAGAGTATTCGGGCAGCCCCACTTACAAGGATTGATTATGACAACTTTTACAACTGAAGATAGAGAGAACGCAATGACTGAAGAAGTTAAACCGAGACCGCATTTATTTATTGCGACTCCAATGTACGGTGGTATGTGCGCTGGTTTTTATACTCAGAGCATTGTGCTGATGCAAAAGCATTTAAACGAGATTGGCGTTGATGTTACCTTCTCTTTTATGTTTAATGAGTCTTTGATTACTCGCGCCCGTAACGCCTTGGTTAAAGGGTTTCTAGCCAGTAATGCAACTCACTTGATGTTCATTGATGCAGACATTCGTTTTAACCCTGCTCAAATGCCACGCATGATTGAAGTGGATAAAGACATTATTTGCGGTATCTACCCTAAGAAAGAAATCAACTGGGGCAGCGTTAAACAGGCTATGGACAATAATGTTCCTGACGATAACCTCAAGTATTACACCGGCTCTTTTGTCGTGAATTTAGTGGATTATTCAGGTTCAGTAACGGTACCAGTCAATGAGCCAGTAGAGATATGGAATGGCGGCACAGGCTTTATGTTGATTAAGCGTCAAGTCTTTGAGCAGCTCGCAGATAAAGTGCCTTCCTATACCAACAATGTATTGGACTTAGCCGGTACTCTTAAAGCAGATGAGATTAAGGAATACTTTACGACCAGCATTGAGCCAATCAATAACACTTTGCTTTCCGAGGACTATCATTTTTGTAAGCTCGCTAGAGATAACGGCATCAAAGTATGGGCTGCACCTTGGGTCAGCTTAGGACACATGGGTAGCTATTTGTTTGAAGGACAGCTAATTCCTTCGCCATGATGAGAAATCCTAATGCTCCTCATATTAATTTTGAGGAGTTTTCTGGAATGTTGGGAAAAATCATTCCTTCTAACATAGATATGGTGATGGAAAGAAGGGGCTATTTTCTTATTGGAGAATGGAAAAGACCAAACGAAAAGGTTAGCAAAGGTCAAGAGATACTTCTCAAGGCTTTTGCCAAATTAGATAAATTTACCGTTCTAATAATTACCGGAGATACCGATAACGAAATGACTGTGCATAAGTTCTGGAAAATAAATAAAGACGGGAATCTTTCTTTGGCTGGCTCCAGCGTTGAGCAGCTAAAAGATTTTATTACCGATTGGTATTTGCTGGCGGACTTGCAGCCGGTTCCCCAAGCACCCAATGATTCATAGTTTCACCTTTAGCCAAATACGCTCATGTAACCAATAGAGCGCTATCTTGGTAAACAGTTCTACAAACGCAATAGAGAAGGCAAGAGAAGCGTGTCCTGTGATAATCCAAGACAGCACAAAAGTATCAAGGCTTCCTGTAATACGCCAAGTGACTGCCTTTAATAATGACTTGTAGTGTGAATCCATTAACGGCATCCCCATCTGCGTCTAGCTGCCTTGCCTCGTTCACCTTTCCAATTCTTAGAACGCGCACAAAATGATTTATGTCTTGGTCCTGATTTCGTTGGTGCTTTTAATTTGCTTCCTGTTGCTCGGTTGTACTTCTTTCTTCCTTTGGCTGTTAATCCTCCGCCTCGAGATACGGATAACTTCTCGCCACGACCAACGGAAAGATTAGTGTCTTTAGCCATTATTTAATTCCTAAATATGAACGAACTGCGTTTAGGGTTTGTAACTGTTCTGGCGTGTACATCTTGGCTGCATCATCCCATTGATTAAATGTGTAGCCTCTAAAGAATCCCGGAATACCAGTAGATTTAAGCCATTCTTCAAAAGGTCTTGATTCTTTAAATTCTGGATGTTGTTGATACCAAGCATATTGCTCTTGAAGAACTTTTTGTTGTTCTGGAGTAAAAGATTGAGAAAACTGTTGATATCGTTGAGCCAAGGTCGGGTCTTTTTCTACCCCATAATGGCTAACATAATCAGCAAGAATATCTATTGGTCTAGTTTTAGGGTCGAATACTTCGATGCCAACTTTACCCATGGGAATTTCTTTTGGTCTTGGGTATTCTGGAGAGCCGGTTTCTTCTGGACTATAAAACTCTAAAAATCCTCTGCCTTGTTGCGGAGAATATTTATAAGCAATGTCTTTGTTAGAAAGATACGGATATTCTTTTTGAGCCGCTTCTAATAGATTGGCTCCTTTATCGGCGGATATGGTATCCAATACCGATGTATCAATCCCTTGAAGTTCTTGCGCTTCAGCCATGCAAATCTTTCAAAAACAATAACTCTTCAGCTTGTCTGCGGCGCAATAGTCCAGCCATGTGTTTGCCAGCAGCCATATCCCATTTTAAAAATTCTTGTGCGGCGCCCTCATAG